AGTCTATAGGTCCTTACACGCAGATTGCTGCGACTGTGAGCGCGTTATAGAACGCAATGTCAGTTCCCTTAATTGCCCAAAATAGAAAGCTTTACCATCCTCCAGTTCACTTTCATAAAAGCAAACTTAACTAGGTGCGTTGGTTGGGCTTTGATCATTACGGCTAAAGGTCCTTACACGCAAACTTCTGGGCTGGGGAGCGCGTTATGGTGAGCGCGAGCCGGCGCGATGCCAGTGCTAATCTCACACCACCAAAGCATAAAAAAACGACCCGGATGGGAATACGCCCGTCCAAGGCCGCCTCTTTTCTCGCTAATCTCGATACTTGAGAAGTGCTTGCACCTTATCTAAGTGCTCCCAAGGAAGATCAACATCTGTACGTCCAAAATGACCATAAGCCGCTGTTTGTTCATAAATCGGCCGCTTAAGATCTAACATTTTAATAATACCAGCTGGTCGCAAATCAAAGTTCTCGCGAATAGCCTGTTCAATTACTTGTTCAGAAATAACGTTGGTGCCAAATGTGTTAACAGATACCGACACCGGTTTAGCAACGCCAATCGCATAAGCCAGTTGCACTTCCACGCGTTTGGCCAAGCCGGCTGCAACAATATTTTTAGCAATATAACGCGCTGCATAACTAGCAGAGCGGTCAACCTTCGTCGCATCCTTACCGGAAAAGGCCCCACCGCCATGCCGGGCAAACCCACCGTAAGTATCAACAATAATCTTACGACCCGTCAATCCGGAATCGGCTTGCGGACCACCTAAGACAAAGCGACCGGTCGGGTTAACATAAATTTTCGTGTCATCATCCATCATGTCAGCCGGAATGATCTTCCGAATGATTTTAGCCTCCACGTCACGCCGAATTTCTTCCAGTGTGACGTCAGGATCATGCTGAACAGAAAGAACTACTGTATCAACCCGAACAGGCTGCTCATTATCATCATACTCTACTGTTACCTGGGCCTTTGCGTCTGGGCGCAGATAACTGATCTCGCCAGCGTGCCGCAATTTATCCGTTTGACGCATCAAGGCATGAGCCAACGAAATCGGTAATGGCATATAGGTGTCGGTTTCGTCAATGGCAAACCCAAACATCATCCCTTGATCACCGGCACCGATTTTATCTAACGGATCGGTATCGGAATCGCGGGCCTCAAGACTTTCATCCACACCTTGAGCGATATCCGGGCTCTGTTCATCAAGTGCAACCAAAACACCGACACTATCCGGATCAAACCCAGACTCTTTTGTATAACCAATTTTCTTAATCGTGCCACGAACAACGGACTGAATGTCAACATAAGCATTGGTCGAGATCTCGCCGACCACCAACACCAATCCCGTCGTCACAGTTGTTTCACACGCAACTCGAGAATTCGGATCTTTTTCGAGCATTGCATCCAGAATGGCATCACTGATTTGATCAGCAATTTTATCCGGATGTCCTTCTGATACAGACTCAGAAGTAAATAAATGGCGTTCTTGCATCGTTTGTTTCCCCCTCATGATTTTCGGTTACAAGGCATGTTCGTTAATCGCTAACGAACCCCATCGGGAATGTATTGCAACTCTAGTAGCATAACATAAAAAATATAAAAATTCCGAAAATCTTTGTCTCTGGCAACGTGGTTTTGTAAAATGAGGCTATACAGAAAGGACATCCATCTTGAAAAAAATCGATCAAAGCGCCTACGCAATCGCATTTTTAGGCCAGGCACTTGCTTACCCATTTTTAATTGCTATGGCGCTGCAAGTCAACTGGACTTTTCAACTTGTCGCATTACTGTTTATGACAACATGTCTTGCTGGAACAACACTCGTCAGTTCAAACAAGCTTATGCTCCTACTGCTCATAGCAGGCGTTAGCGGTATCATCGGCACAATCAATCAATGGCTGCTACTGCCACTCATTATTGTTCAAATCGTCATTGCGTTTCTTTTACAGACGCAAAAAATGCCTGCGCTCTGGGTTGACACTGTCGTTTTTGGTCAGGCCCTGCTACTTCAAATTACACTAATCTATGCCAGCCTGCATTTCTTCAATCGCACCATGCTGCTAGACCTAGCGCTTCTCTATTTACCTGCGCTAATCGGGCTTTGGGCCAACCGTTTTCCTAAGTGGACCGATCTGATTCTTCTACTGGTCGTTGCTATCCTTGGCTATGTACAGCAACGAATAAACTTCATTGCCATTGGCGGCATGTTCATCATTGTCACCGTCATTAACAGTCGACGTCCCTTTAAATTGCCTCGTTACATTTATCAATTTAGCCCATTAATCATGACCCTTCTACTCTACTTAGCACGCATGCATGGTTAGCATAAATATCACCGTCAACACTAAATCTCCTCCCTTAATTCAACAGTTTAGGGAGGATTTTTTTTACTTTCACGATGTCACAATCAAAGTTTAGACATTAAATTAGCTTAGCGGGTTAAAAAAACGCCCGCAATGACAGCGGACGTAAACTGATGGAGGATACAGGGCTCGAACCTGTGACCCTCTGCTTGTAAGGCAGACGCTCTCCCAACTGAGCTAATCCTCCATGACGATTACTACTTGTACAAGACTACCGGAGACAGCCAAGAATGGCAAGTACTTTAAACATTTATTACAAATAAAAATTAGCGTCAATTTTACTTTTGTAGCATAGGCTTTAAGAATAAAGATCTAGTCTCGTCCAGCAGGTCTTAATTTGGTCTCAAAATTTTTAAAACATCTAAAAACAAAAGAAAATAAAAACCCAAAACACTATCACATCAGCGTTTTGGGAAGCTATGGAAAGCAACTAGAGACAATAAAACGGAGAGTAAGGGCGAAACTAGATCCCTATTTAATAGGCTTTAATAACATTTTGTGCACATTGTGTGCACATCAACAAAATGAATGCAAAACCCCGTCCACAGTTGGAACGGGGCGGAGTTGGCAAGGAATTGTTTTAATCGGGAAGACCCGCCGAGGGGGCAGGTTCCTACCAGTATACAGTCCGTATGCGCGATTATTCTTGGGGTGGGTAGCAGCTTAGCTTGCCAACTCCTAAGGAGCTTTTTACTCCTAACTATTGGAGTTTTTCTCCTTCACCGTCAGTATCGCATGGTCATGCTGCGTATGCAAACAATTTGCTCATAGTAAGTTACCTAAGCCGGTGTATGTAAACCTTTTGCCTTTTTGTGGCGATTCTGTCAACTTTATATACTTGAATTTACATTTTCAGTACTACGCTGAGAAATATTCGCTCTAACATTGACAATCAATAAGTTATTAGATAATGTGAACTTAAGAGTTAACTTTGGAGGAAGTATAATTGAAGTTGAATTTACGTGATCTCTTTCTACAATTCGGGATTCTCATTATAATTTTGGGCTTGGGTCTATTTGTCTATAATCTCAGTAATCCTGTAGATAAATCCAGTACTACAAATTCAAACCATTCCACTAAAAAATCAGCGATAATTGAAAGCAGCGCAGACGACTGGGGCCCAAATAAGTCACTATTCAAGAAGAACCGTGGAAACTTGGTCTATGCACCCATGGGCGATAGCTTGACTGAAGGATTTTTTGCGACCCAAGATGAAACGAAGTACGTTTCAGTTTTTGCTGATTATCTCAATGAAGGACTAGGATACAATGTAAGTGTTGGCGGAATTAGCGGATATGGTGGAATCTCGAAAAATGGTGTTGCAGGCGTTGACTCAATTATCCAGCAAGCTCCAGACTTAGTGTCACTAGAGTATGGCACAAACGACGCGGACCCAAAACGTGGTATTAGCCCTGCAACATTAGCAGAAAATTTAACGACCATTATAGAAGATCTTAACAGTAGACAAAAGCCACCAAAAATATTTTTAATGACTACATGGAAGAACGACTCCGATGGGTCATATGACAAAGCTATCAAGAAAGTTGCCGACAAATATGGATACCCAGTTGTCGATATTCGTAATATATGGGAAGACCCAGACAATTCTGGCCCTGCCGGTAAAACTACTTTTAAAGGTAAAAGTGATGACTTCCATCCGAACGATAAGGGTATGGAGCTTATCGCGCAAAAGATGTATACCGATACTTACAAATATATTTCGGGAAATTAAATCGCCCTCCATTTTTATGTAAAAGAAGCACAAAAAAGCCTCCCGCCATTGCTGGTAGGAGGCATTTTTGTTACCTGATATGCAGACTTTCGCCAGGGTAGATTAGACCTTTGAAAGCATTTTGACTGCCTTGTAAATTTCAGGGTTGCTTAGCAGAGACTGGATTCCGGCCGTAACGGTTTCTGGATCAAGTGGAAAAGGCTGGGATTGATTAATATCAGCATCATTCTTTAGCTGTTCAAGAGACAACGTGTCAATACGGATTGCCATTTGCTACTCCAATCTGCAAACGATCAAGCGGTTCTCCAAACATGCCGGCATATGTGTCTGTGTACTGTGGCAAACTCGTGCCATCATCGCACACAACACCAAGCCAGCCAGCCCGTTGTGTCGTCTGACTGCGGTAATACGCTTGCTGGTACATCTCACCAGCAGGAGTAAGAAAGATGATCTGGACTCCATCAACCGCTTCACCAGCAATACCGGCACAGCCGTTGACCGTATCAGTGCGATCACCTTTGGTTACCCAAGGCAACCAACCACTATTGACCGTATGAACACGATACTTAACGCTACCATGATCAACTTTGATGTACAGAAGATCGTGTTGGTGATTAGGAAGACCAGCAAAACCGTTGTCACCAGAGCCAAAATTAGTGACCTCATCAAGCCAACCGCCGCCTAGTAAGTGCAATCCGTAACTAACGTTCACGTTACTAGCTACAGTTGCTTGCGCACGCTTGCTTTGTGCTACTGGTGCGCTCGTAGATGCATCTACGGTAGTTGTCCCATTAGCAAGATCGGCCGCCAGCTTGTCCTTCGTAATACCCCATCGAGCCAGATACCCATATGGGTCAGTGTGATCACCCCAAATATGCTGTGTTACCCACAAATGAGACTTGATTCCAGGCGTTCCAGCACCGCCAGCGTCCAAAGTAGTCGGAATGCCATATTTAGCAGCCATATCACGTGCAAGCTCAATATAAACGGCATAATCTTTCTTGAAAGTTTCGGGATCATCAGTGTGACCCAATTCAATTTGGACCGGGCTGTTAGCATTTGCCACTGCTCCAGCGCCCCACTGAACATAGCCGGGTTCACCAACTTGATAAACCTGACCGCCATCGCCTACAACAAATGCCGTATAAGCAATTTCAGCAGCAATATTGTTTTTGAAGTAAGCGGCATTTGCACGCGCCCCAGATTTGGCGCCTACATCATGTAGGATAATATAAAGGCAATTAGCTACTTGCGATGATCCTTCATTTGCACCCAAAGCAAACTCTTTGTTGATGGTGTAACTCATATTATTTCACCTCCGCGTTAGGCTTAACAATTTGATAAACGCCAACAGATGCAAGCCCCGACAGCATTCCTGCCAGCGCATAAGCACCGATTAAGGGAAGATGGTCAAAAGCCATCGCCCAAACGCAGGCCAGTAAAATACCCGTTCCAATTGATAGAACGGGTAGCAGTTTGCCCTCTGCGGGTGTATATCGTTTGAAGATTTCGGTGAAGCCAGTGGTTATTGGTGCGATTACAACCGCAATTGCTAGTACCTGAAATAGTTCATTTTGCATATCTTAGTTCCTCCAATTCTCTTGTTAACTGTAAGTTTTTCTTTTGAAGCTCTTCGTTTTCTTCTCGGAGCCTATCATTGTCTTTATTCACCCTGTCCAGCAAATCCATAGCCTCATCATGCTTGGTTTTGCGTCGACTCTCACGAAGACCTAGATAGGCAACCATTGCAGATAGAATACCTGCTATATAAGGTGCGTATGCCATGAGGTATTTATCAATCATCTCTTGTATCACTCCTTCGCGCAATGATCAGCACGAAGGCTGTTATGATCGCATTGCTGATCCAACATGTGTAGATTCCAGTTGATATTGATGTCAGGAATTGTAGTATTGTCAAGAATGACATCAAAAAGCTGGTAGTCGTAAGCAATAGACGATTGATTACTGCCGACTGTTCTTCCCATAGCACCCAACCCCCAATCCCTAGTCCGTCAACAATAAACAAGAACCCCACGATGTCGTCATTTAACCAGTCAGAGTAATAGGGGGGCCAGATGAAATAATGGTCATTGATGATTAGAAACAAGCCAATGGCAACCATGCCAATGGCAAGTGCTGTGTGTGTCGGGTGATCTCTGATTTTATTTAACATTGTCATCACTTCCTTCCATAAAAATAGTCGCTAGCTTTTGCTGGCGACATAGTTATACGTATGGTTGCAGCTGGCAACTTATTAAGACGTATTTGCTAATTGCTGAAACGTAAGCCCACTGCGACATAAGACCAACTCCAAAATTAAGAGCTGAAGAAAACTTTATGAGGTTATTATCTGAAGGAATAACGAATTGAGATGGGTCAAATCCAGCTGGCTGGATTTGACCCGATGTTGATCTAACAAAGATCGTAATTAATGCATCACAAGCGTCAGGATTATTGACTTTGATTAAGTTACTTAAGTTTTCTGAACTATTTGCAATCAGGTCAACAAAGTTATTCGGGCCCAGGTCAAATCCGGATGACTCTGTGTATCTGACTTGAATACCAGGCATCGCAAACTTTTTACGGTTAATTTCAAATAGTAAACCATCCTGTGCTCTAAAAACAATGCTATTTCCAATTCCAGATAAAGGCGGCCCTTGAAGTCTAATAATGCTGCTATTGTTTATTCTAGTATATTTATCATAAATTAGAATGGTATACGTTTGCCCGTCAATAAACCCCACTATATTTGTTATTGCTGTTGAAGAAGTGTTTTGAGTAATAAATGTTTGCCCATAATTAATAGATGGACTATCACCTAATGCCAATTTCTGTAAATCATACCAGGTACCTAGTTTGGCGCCGCTCACTCCGCTAACTGTAAGACCAATATTATTGTGCGAGTCATCATTGCGTATGTCAGCCTTAATTCCAAGCGATATACCATTGATGTTGAGATTTCTAGAGAACAAAAGTCGTGTGCTACCTGATGGATCTAATTCAGTAAATGCAGAAACAGCCATGTTGTCAACGGGGTAAGTGACGTATTTGCCATTGCCAGTATTTCCAGGAGTATCTCCGACTAATAGGGAATTGGTGCAACTTTCGGCACTACAACCAACATATTGATTTCCAAAACACGGCACTGCATCTTCTCCCGTGCCAAAGTAGTTACGCTTATATGTGCTGAATCCAACGCCACAGTTAACTGCACGGCAATTGATCACTTTGTTATCAATTGCCGCCCCAACTTCGTCAGCGGCCAAAATATTATCGGTTATTGTCCCATATCCCCAGTATTGAAGACCGCTTGCTAAGCAATTCTCAAATGTTGTGCGAGATGCTTTACTTATGAAACCGTGTATTCCATCGTGTGCCTCGCAATTCAGAACCTTAACATTTTGTACGAGCCCATTGTATGACTCGATCAGATATCCATGATCACGTGCTATGGTGAGACAATTTTCAATTGTGATACTGTCAATTGTGCCATGAATATCAAATCCATTTGCAATGTTTGCTCCTGTCACAACGCCAATGCCAGATACTTTTGAACCAGATGACCCTGTTTTGAAATAAATCCCTCCACCACGTAATACCGTTCCTTCTGTCAAGTCTCCAGAATCATATATTGGCTTCACTCCAGCCAAATTAATTTTCTTGGAAATCACGATAGAATTTGAAAGCGCGTAATTACCAGCCGGGAAAAAATAGGTATCCCCATCCTTGGCATTGGCAATAATGTTCTTGATGGCAGCCGTATCATCTGTAACTCCATCACCGACAACCCCAAAAGCTTTTACATTCTTACTTCGCTCATCAACACCAGCTTCTATCCGTTCATTCAATGTTTCATAGGCGTTACCCCCTAATGGTTTGCGAGCATCTACAACTTCGCTTGGATCAACTTTGCCGTTGATTTGTGCATTCCATCGGTCCTGTAAATCTTTAGAGAGAACTGCTGCTTGAGTTGCATTTGCCTTAGCCTCATTTGCATCAACGCTCGCAATCTCGACCCCTTGAGCCAGGGCGCCGCGAACATCAACACCTTTCTGCTTGCTTCGAACAGCATTAGCACGAAGTGATACTCGGCTGTCAACCCTGCTTTGATCATAATCGTTCGGAAAATTGTTCGGCGTTGGGTCATTATATTCTGCTTGCTGTTGCACCATTTTTAGTCTCCTTTGTTTTTATCGCTATCTTAATCCTTGGCTTTTTCCAATATCTCTATTCGTTTTTCTAAGGAATCAAGTGTGGCTCCTGTTGAAGTCTTTTGAGCTTCCTTAATTTTTGAAAGTTCATTACCAATTTCACCAATATTTGAAAAAAGCGCAGTGAGCTGATTGCTCATCTTTGTAAGACTGTCATTAACTCCAGTCAAATCGGCTTTATCGATGCTTTCTTTAAGTTCAACAACGGTAGCTTGGACCTTGCTAACGGTTTCTTGAGCCGTCTGGGCCGTTTTGCTAATCGAAACAATCCTAGCTGATTGTCCGATAACTGTTTGTTGAAGTTGTCCATATAGCCGCTGATTTTTAAGATTTTCTGCTGCCGTCTCCACTGCATAATCAATGCCGGACTTAAATTTGTCTCCAATCACAAGCTCTGCATTTTGAGGTTGAATCAAGTCAAGTGTTTGCCCAACAATCCGCATCATCTCATCTGTTTGGGTTGGTGGATTGATCACTCGATTAAAGTTGTATACTTTGAAGTCTTCTGGTGCACGCCCGATCGAGGAAAGGTCTACGGCTGTGATGGAAAACTTGCGCGTAACCGGTCGCTGTCCACTGATCCATGAATTCACAGCGTCTTGAAGTTGCTCTGGAGTTTTAGCATTGTCAAATACTTGTACGCCTTCAAGGACTCCGTATTTATTTATCAAATCAGGAATATCCACATACAGCGATTTTCCAGCGTCTGTTAAATTAACCCGAGGCTGAACTGACTCTTCGGAACTCACGTTATCTTTGACAGCTCCTAAAGGAACAACTCGTGTAATTATCCCAGTAGGGTCAGTTTCAACCTTCATTGCTTTCAAATTGATGCCAAGACGAATGATTGTTTTGCCAGTTTCGCCAAGCTGTGACTTAACATCTAAAAAACGTCCATTCTGAGCAGAACGAACGCGGATATCATATCCTAATGTGGTCACTACAAAATCATGAAGCGTATCATACAGGTCTTTTTCTGGAGTCGTTTCTAAGGTTTGTGACTGTGTAGATTCTGGCATAATCCCCAGCTGCATTTGTTTAAATGGGTCAACTCGGGAATTGAACATATCAACCAGCTGCTTGATGATCGTAGCAGGCGTCCCGGTAAACGTTTGGTATCCGGGTACAACATCGTGGAAGAATGCGAGCGCACCCTCACAAGTATAAGAACGTGCTAGAGCACCAGTTTCGGCCATTTCATTAGTGGGAACCAAAACGCGACCGTCGAAAAGGACCTCACCGGTATCTATTCGGACAACCCGCACTCTTGTGACCATCGGCATTATCTCGTTATAGCCAGGATTGTTAGGCAACACACTAAACGTAAATGACGGAATTGAATTGATATCCGTTTTAATTTCTGCGGACGTCAGCATTGTTCTACTGCCGCCAGGACGCATGATAACAATAGACTTGTCATTATTAATAATTGTGACCTGATACAAATTAGATCACCTCCCTGTGCCATGCGAATGAGATTTTTCCCGATCCAGTAACGGTAATCGTGTTTGTTCCTACCTCTAAGGGAATATCTTGTGATGTGCCTTGTGGAAGTTGATACTCGATTTGTCCAATGCGCACAGTCAAAGCCGCATTTGTGGTTATTTGCGGTGTCACGATTGTCACGCTGTTATTGATAAGTTCAAAACTCCGACTGCCGTTTATTTCGAAATCAACGTCCTGAGCAACATCATTATTGAAATCAAACGTGTCCCAATCGTCATCGCCTTCAAACTTGTTCGCAATCATGAATGGATAGCAAGTGAATACGACTGTTAGCTCTCCTGATCGAACATCGTCTTTTAAATCTGCCGCCTCTTGCAACTCGGCCAAAAAATGATAATCAGGCAACTTGTCGTCATAAAGTTCCGCTTTTGAATTACTTGAGTACAGCCAATTGGCTATTTCCGTTTTTAATTCGTGCATTGAAACTTGATCATATCCATATTTATTGACAACGTTTATGACATAGGTCACTTTGCGTTCGTTATAAGGCTGAACCCCACCAATTGTTGAAAAGTCATAGCTTTGGTTACTGAATGGCACCGACACAATCGTTTTAATCTTTGAAGGAAAGCCAATGTCGTGGGAAACAACATGAATGTACGCGCCGAAATCGCTCGGCCGTTTTCCTAAATACGTGAAGTCATGAAAAGGCATTAGCTTGTCACCCCTCTTGTTTGCAATTGAATTGCCTTGCCGTTTGCGTTGTTTAACATTGGCCCAACGACTTGGCCAAGAACCTTACCGTCAACAATTAGGTAGATCGGCCTGTCATTGTCTGGTTTAACGTTTGAAGCCAGTGCTTTGCCAAGGCGTTCAATCGTTTGGTCGGATAAAGTCATATTGTTGGTGATGCCGCTGACATTCACTGTACTTGGCGTCCGTGCTGCGAACGTTTGCGGATTCAATTGGTTTATTCTATTAGCAGCGCCTCCGAAGTCTGTGGTGCCACCAGCAAAACGTGGAATCGAGTAGTTTCTTGCGGACTGCATGGCAGTTTCAATTTTTGTATGTCGAGGAAGTGGTAAGGTAACATTTCGCCCATATGCCACAAATTTTGCTCCATTTGGTAGTGTGACGACCTCTTGATAACGAGTGCCAGATGCGTCGTTAATAGTTGCTAATCCACCGGTAAAGTTTTGAGTGCCTCGTGCAAACTTGCCACTGTTCAAAAGTCGTTGTACAGCGGGATCAATATCTGCACTAATCCTGAATGTTTTTGTGATGGTAGCATTGCCACCGAATGCAGCAACCGCATTAACACCAATTTGTGACGCTGATGAAACACCATCTGCGTTACCATTGAAAAACATCATAATCGGTACTTTGCTGTTAAACGATGTTATGCTACTTTTACCTGACTTAGATGCTCCATCAACGCTTCCCGAATTTCCTTGGAAGAAACGCATGAGAGGATTTGTAGCGTTGAAGCTGCCTATTTCTTCCTTTCCTTTTTCCGCATGATTTGTCACGCTGCTTGAATCGCCGGGAAACAGTTTTAATCCCGGCAATACCTCGTTATACTTAGCAATACTCGTTCCGCCTGAAGATGATTCATGTTTAACCTTACTTGCATCGGCAGGGAACAGTTTTAATCCCGGTAGAACTTCGTTGTATTTCTGAATGCTCCCTTTGGCTTCTTCTGTTTTTCCAAGCACATCAGTATTATTTGCTTTTAGCCCTTTTTCGTTGGGGTTCTTAAACAAATTATATTGATCAATTGCAACTCCAGCTTTTTCCAATTTTGTACGAGCATCGGAATCGTTCATCAACAGACTTTTGGTAGAGTTTGGAAGGCTGTTCCAAAGACCGTATTTAACAACCATATCGGCTAAGTCGGATTTGCCTTTGGTCTGCATAATAGCAGTTTTTTCTTCTATTGATAGGCCATTCCACTCTCCGGCTTTGATCATGGCCTGGACTAAGCCTGCAGAAGCCTTATCTTTAACGATTGCTTCTAGCTGGCCAAGAGTTAATCGATTCCAGTCATTTGCCTTATCAATAGCAGCTATCAAAGAGCTGGTATCGCCCTTTGCTACAGCCTTGATTTCTTTTGGTGTAAGTGTATTCCACAAATTTAGCTGATCGATAATATCAGCGATGTCTTGCTTGCCAAAAGAAACTATGGTTGCATATTTCTGCGTATTTGGAAGTTTGTTCCAAACCCCCATGTCAAAAAGGATATCTTCAAGATCTTTCTTGCCTTTAGCATTGACAATGGCTTCTTGAACTTTTAAGTCGAGTTTCTGCCACTCGCCGGTTTGCTGAAGTGAAGATACTAATGGCGCTGTTGCTTTATCTTTAACAATAGCTTCTTGCTGTTTCAAGGTGAGATTGTTCCAGTCTCCACTCTTGACCAAAGCATTTACTAAAGGCGTGTAATCGCCCTTCACAATTGCTTGCTGATCCTTAAGCGACAGACTATTCCAGGAAACAAACTTATCCATAATATTTGCAAGTTGCTCGCGTCCCTGAGTACGGATAATTGCATTCTTTTCGGGAACGCTCAATTTCTGCCATTGTTTAGAAGAAGCAAGTGCTTCAACAATCATTTGCTTGGCATTAGAGGTGATCTTGGCATTCTTTAAATCGAATTTAAGTTGCTGCCAACCTTTTTTAGTGCTGGCCGTATCTTTCAACACTTCAGGAAGATTTGTTTTAACTTTTCCTGTTTTGGTGTCAAATACAAGATTGTTCCAGTGGTCACCTGCCTGTTGCGCAGCTTTGCCAAATCCTTCAGTTGCCGCCGCAAAGTCGCGATTACTCTTGACGCCTTTCGCCATAGCATTTTCGTAACTATTCATCGCAGACTCTGCTTGCGATGCTGTCAGATGAAAGTCAGTTTGCAGTTCCGCTAGCATTTCGGAGCGAGACGTTCCCTGTGCTTTCATGGCTTGGATAGCACCGGCATAGAGGCTCTTCATCTTATTCTGGTGATCGCGTTCTAAACCTTCTAAAGCAACGTGACGCATGGTCGCATCATTCTTGAATTCTTCATTAATTTTTGCTTGTTGCGACTTGTATGCACTGTTTTCTTTGTTAGCAGCGTTCCACATATCTTGATACTGCTCTAGGGCAGCACTCTTAGACATTCGTGTTCTCTCACCAAGGACAGCTTTGAGCACATTATTCTGTTGTGATCCAGAAATCTGTAGCGTCTTGACAGCCAGTGCGGCATTTTTACGACGGTAGTTATCCAACAGTTGATACTGGTCAGCCGTCATCTGTGCTCCGCTCTTGTTAAACGATGCAGTAATGGCTTGGGCCTTTTTGTTGTTGCTTTCCATCTCTTTGATTCGCTTAGCGTTAGCGGCTTTTTCCTTAGCGGCCTGCTTTTCAATGTTTTCTGCGGCTTCACCGCCGAGGCTTTTAGCCAATTTCTTTGCTGCTGTCTCAGACTGATCAGCGGCTTCTTTTGCGGCCTTCGTTAAATCATTGAACCCTTTAGAAATCGTCTTAGCATTCTGGGTGACTGTGTGGTTTGTATCATCAAAAGCACCAGAAATTGCCCCTGAGGCATCTTTCATTTTGGAAGCAGATCGGTCGGCATCAGCACCAATATCAGTACCCCATCGTGAAGTTCTGTCGGCAGACTCAAGAGCCTTTTTGCCCCACAATTCCCAGATGGCTACACCGGCACCGACGACTGCTGTCACACCTAAAACGACTGGGACGATTGGCCCCAATGCCGCTAGCAAACCTGTTCCGCTCGCTGCGGCTCCGCCCATGGCTGCTCCCATTCCAGAAGTGCCTTCTGCCGCCGCTGCTGCGGCTGGTGCAACCTTCAATGCTTCAAAGGCTGTCTTACTAAACCCAGACTTGAGCACATCCATTGCAGTCCCGCCAAGTTTTGCGGCTGCGGATGCTCGCCCAATGCCTCCCGTAACAGAAGCAAATACAGTGGCACCGCCTTTAAGGATGTTGAACATCCCGCCAAGAGAAGAACTGATAGGACCAATGACTGCTGCAAACAGTGCAAACTTAACGATTGACTGCTGAGTACCTGAGTCTAGCCTTCCGAACGCTTGCACCATTTGCGTTGCGGTTTTAATCATCGGTGTCAAAGCAGGTAGTAAGTTCTGGCCAATTTCGATGCCAAGGACTTGAATCGAGCTTTTGAGCTTGTTGAAGTTCGCAGCAGCGGTATTACCCATGGCATCAGATACTTTTTTAGTTGCCCCAGCAGCACTAGCAGTTTTATTAGTCAAATCAACCAGTGCAGAGCTACCTTGGTTCATTAATGCAAGCATAGCACGTCCGCCACGCTCACCAAATGCAGCATTAACTGCGGCAACCTTTTGAGCGTCAGACATACCTTTGGTTTTTTGCGTGACCTGATCGATGACTTCCGGCAAGCCAATTGTGCCTTTTTTGAAGGCTGCCACATTTACGCCGAGAGAAGACATAGGCGAATCGGCCTTTTCGGATGCACCAGCAAGCTTTTGCAACATCGCATTGAATGCTGTACCTGCCATTGATCCTTGCAGGCCTGCGTTCGATAGTAAGCCAATCGCTGCCACCGTTTCATTTAGCGAGATACCCGCCGCATTTGCTGATTGTCCAGTGTACTGCATGGCCTCGCCCATATCACCAAAGCCAGACTTGGTGGCATTAGCTGCATAAGTCATGGCATCGGTTACTTTTGACACATTACCCGCCTTGACATTGAACTGTGTCATCGTTGAGGTGACGACATCCATTGTGGTGTTGAAATCATCGCCAGAAGCGCGTGATGCGTCCAAGATTGCAGGCATCATTTTCATTGACTGATTAGCATCATAACCAGCACGAACTAAATCAGCCAGTCCTTGGTTAATCTGAGTAGTCGAAATGCCATATTGAACTGACCACTTTTTGGAAGCATCAGCCATTTCGTTAAGTTGTGCTTTGAACTTTCCAGTAACGGTCGCACCATTTGTCAGCAGCGGGCCAATAGCATCGATCTGACTGTTGAAATCAATGGCTGACTTAGCTGCTGCTGCAAAGCCAACAGCTAATGGCGCAGTGACAGCTGCCGTCATCTTAGAACCGAATCCGGTGAGCTTAGACCCAATGTTCCCTGTGGCTGTAGCAAATTTTGATGCACCGTTTGATACCTTAGTCCAGCCGTCACTTTGCAGCGCAATCTCTTTGCGTAAGGCCGCCATTCGATTTTCATTTTTAGCAGCAGCGGCAGCAGTCCGATTATACTGTGATGCAGCATTAGCTTGCAGCTTTGTAGCACGATTAATTTCTTCCTGCGATGCAGTCTCACTTTTATTAAGTCTTTCAACTGCTTTCGAATTTTCATCATACTGTTCTCGCTGTTTTCGAAGCTGAGCTTGGTAGTTCTTTGCCTGGCGGCTCAATGTGTCATAGGTTGAGCGCATATTGTTCATAGACTTTTCAGAGCCCTTAAACGCAGCATCTTGAGCCCGCAACTCAGCGGCAGTTGCTTTAATTGAAGAATTCAAAACTCGCTGGCTTACTTTAAACGGATCAATGTTCAAACTTACGGTGGCCGCAATTTGTCCGAGATTTCCTAGCATGTTTTACCTCCTTTCATAGAACTAGAAAAGGAACGGAAAGGCCTTGTCGATCGTAGTCTCCCGTTCCTCGTAAATCTGGTTAAGTTTTTCAATATCACGGAGCGTCATAGCATCAACGTCAGCTAATCGGTAGCCTTCAGAGAGCCTTGCTTTGTAGAAGTCGTCAAGGTTGCTAATGGCTTCTTTGACGTCCGCTTCGGTGATTTTTTTGCTGTGTCCTTCTTATCCTCTTCACCGTCGCTTAGAGAATCACCAATGGCATCATTGATTGAATCCAGCGATTTCAAAGAAATAGACGAGCCATCAATAACATCATCGATAGTGAACTGGTTTTTCCAGAAATCAACCGCAAATTTGGCTAAGTTTTTCTCGTTCTCGTCGTAATCATCGTTTGAAGGACCATCTTTACGGTTTAGCATGCGCAATTGTTGTTGCTGCACTTTTAAGGCGTTCGTGGTATCACGTAATGTTGGCTCTCCATTTCGTGTGAACACGCAAGTTTCGCCTTTGATATTTAGTTTAATTTGATATGCCATGCTTAATCTCCTTAGGTATAAGCCGCCCGCTATTCGCGTATTGTGCATTTACAAGGCGACAATGATAGAAACGGCTCTAGCTAATGTGTGATCTGCGAATTACGAAGCCGGTGTAGCGGGAGTAATAGTCGCATCTTCAGCGGTCTTAGGGAATACATAGCCGTGGAAGGTATCAAAATTGAATCCATCGTTGTCTTCACGACCAATCAACACAACATTGCCAGTATCTTGGTCACCACGAGGAATAAATGAGCCTTCGATGCTGTCAGCGCTCGGATCTGGTGTGCCATCAACCGTCTTGGTATCAACGCCCGGAAGTGAGAACATTCCCTTGAGCATACCAACCCAAACGTATTTACCATTTGAGAGCTTCGTACGGAACAAAGTTGCGGCGTAATTAGGGCTAAGGTTCTTTGGATATACTTCAACCCCATTAACAACCTTAATGCCAAATAAATCAGACTTCATCTGTGAATCCACATCGTACATTTCGATTGTTTCGGTTGCTTCTGTGATACCACCAGAAAGAATCAAGTACGGGCCATCATCAGCGGACAGCGTCTTTTGCTCGGTTTTGATGTCCAGCTTAACCGAAGACAATCCTTGAATTTTTCGTGTGCTTGGTACAAAGTCGTCATCACCGACAACCCCGTATTCAAAGGCCGAAGCCCCAAATTTTGCTAACTTCTTATTAGTTGTAACAGCAGTATCTGCCATATTTAAAATCCTCCTTTAGTAAAATAAAAAGGACTAGCCAATTGGCAGTCCTTGAAACTGAAAGTATCCTGTTGTCATACGGAGGGCTGGGGTATCACCATCAACGTAGGAGTTGCGATAATACCTTTCCCAGCCAGCCGCATGTAGTGCTTGATATATCTGTGTTTCAATTTTTTCTTGTTGATCCCAGTCCGTTTTGTCCACCCAAAAATCTACTTGTACTTTCGGATACTCTAGGATTCTAGAATCGTCAGCATAATCAGCAGCATCGCCGGGCAAAGAAGTGATTCTCACCCATGGAGCTAAACTTTCAGGAGTTACGCTAGTCTGGTTATTGAAGTCTGGGGTACCTATATATACCTTGTCAGCAATATCCGAATCGGCTGACAGAATGTCATAAACACGTTTTTCTGGTGCCATTACATCCCGCCTTCCTTCAAGTGACTTAGAAAAGTAGCAATAACAACTGGCCGCATGACTTCTTGGGTTTCCTCAATGAAATGTTGCGGGTCCTGCATTGAAGTGCCCGAGTTTGGAAAGTGAGCACGCCAGCCAGTATTTTTACCATATCCAACGTCTACTTCTGTTAAGCCGCTCGTTTCACGGACACTTGAAAGCTTGATGTCATCTCTCAGATGTCCGCTCATATCCGTCTTGCCGTCCCACTCAGGCGTATTGCTTTTTAGCTTGTCGGCAAACTTTTGTGCGCCATCTCGGACAGCCGCTCGAGCCTCTTTTGCAACTCCAAATTGGAGCTTGTTAAGATTAGCAAGCAGTTCAGCATCCCCTGTGACTTTTACGCCCATCAGCTCACCGCCTTTGCCGTAATCGTTGTCAGATCGCGCCTCTCGTAATCAGGATCAAGACCCGTGATTTGATATTCCTTCCCACGCCACTGAATTCGCCAAGTTGGTTGGATTTCCTCTGCGGTCAAAAATCGCACTAAAAAAGTCGGGCTGTCTTTGCGAGTGCCCAACTTTGTCTGTGGATCATTTGCTTCTCTGATTGGTACCTTAGGAACTTCCGCCCAAACCGTCATATGCTTAACGAGTACACCATCAACCGGAACTCCGTTAACCTTTTTTGACTCATAGCTGACGAACGCAATTCTCTCAGTCATTCGATTAGTTCGCATCAGAATCACCATCCTCTTCCGGCAATTCTGAGCGAAGCTGATTGATGATATTTGTGGTTGATGTTTGCAACGGAAAGCGCGTGACTTCAGCACCCATACCTCGGTAGTCATAGTCTTCCTTCACTTGCTTCATAAGTGCTGTGAAAAAACGATCCCGAGTTTCTGGATTGCTTAGAAATTGTTCCGGCTTTGATCCAAAACTAATAGCCGAACTGATTTCACCACAAGCGTCATGCACCATTTGCATAATCATTGGGTCTTCGATTGTCTGATCAACTTTCAAGTACATTTTCAGAACCTGAAACTGTTCATCAGTCAGTGGGTTTTTGTCAAGCGTAGTATCTGCCAAGAGTAATCACCTACCCAGCGTTAACAGTAACAGCAAGCGCTGAGCTGATGCCATTAGTGCTAAATGTGATTGTTGCTGTACCCGCTGCCAGATTGGTAATGGTGTAAACACCATCGGACTTTTTAACAACCGTAGCGACGCTTTCATCGCTCGACACAGCTTCGACTGCTTGAGGAGCGCCATCAGGAGTGACTGTCACCGTGATATCTTTTGTGGCACCGACACCACCCGTGAACGTTTTCTGGCTCAAAGTCACTCCGTCAGGCGTTACGCTTTTGGGGTATATGTGAGGAAGTACCCTGCTTTTTCGTCAGCAACAGATACACCAAAGCGCATTCCTGCTTGCAAGAATTGGCCGTAAATCTGATCATCGACCCAGCGAACCATGAAGTCTGCGCGGTTAGCAAACAGAATCGCCCGCTTGATGTCACCCAAAAAGGCGTGTGCTTCGCCTGCTGCACCCAAAGTATCATCAGATACAACAACAATCGGCATACCAAGAACGCTCTTTCCAGACGGGGTCAAGATGCTATCTTGTAGCAAGTAGCGACCATTGCCATCTTTAACTGTGTCCAAGAAGTTGTAAAAGCTCTGGGACGCGATGATGACACGTGAATATGCCGGATCTAAGTCCACATTGTTGATGTGCTTCAAATCATCAACGGAGGTAATGCTCTTTGGAGTGAATCCCTTCAGCAGAGTTGCAACGGCACTGTTAGTCGTGTTTACCTTGATTTGTTGCGCGTTTTGAGCAATCAAGCCGACCAAATCAATCGCAGAATCATCAATTGATTCCTGCGAAATTGGCAACGCTTGCCGGTAGGTGTCTACTGACCAGTTGACAGGCTTGAAATCAGGCTTAGCCATTGCCGGGTTCTTTTCCAGTTCAGCAACGGTTGCCATCTTGGTAGTGGCATTTGCAACCGTTGGATAAGTTCCCTTTTGAGTGGAGGCTTGGAAGACATTAGTGAATGGTTTCAGGTCGACCACTGTCTGCAATTCACGCTGTGGTGTATTGACAATAGTTTCTGGAATGGTCGATGCAGCATCTGCAGACTTAACCCCAGCGTTAACTGCATCACTGGCATCAGTAGGATCAGCACGCAAAACCGCAAAGGTACCAACGTCTGTCTTTTCAAAATCAATGCCTTCTGTGTTACGGCCACGGCTGTGAAGATAGGCATTCATAGCAGTGCGATAATTCTGCTGTTCAGGTTGCCGTTTCTTCTTGTCGCTTGGCTGTTCATTGCCTTTCAACGCAGCCTCGTATAAGTCACGTTTTTCTTCAAGATCTTTGATCTCTTTGCCAGCTTTATCATACTTGGCACGAACGCCTTCTGCCTTCTTCAGGTTTTCCTCGGAATCTTCACCTTCAAGTAAAGAACGAAGTTCTGTCTTCATAGCTGGCAACGCTGAACGCTTTTCATCAAGTTGCTTTTTAACAGCAGCTAATTTTTCATCTAAAGTCATCTAGTGACCCTCCTTATTTTTTGTATAAAAATAGGCACCGATTATTCGATGCCCTTGAGCAATTCCTCTTTATTCAGTTGATAAAGCATCTTGCGCCGCTTAAGTTCCCATTCTGGCGGCTGATCTAGCGCTTTTATCTGTTCCAACGATCGTGCTCCGACCTTTACCTCAGTGTCTGGATAAGCAGGTGTTGTCACCGGCGAAACATCAAACAGATGATCAATGTTGTTGATCGTGCGCTCGTATTTAACCCCTCGTTCGCTTGACTTTTGCCACTTTTGCGCGTCTTTGTCTGGCGCAATCGTGAATGCAAAGCTTGACTGGCTGATAATTCCTTGCCGGACGTTTTCGAGTAAGTCACGACCGAGTTGTGTATCTGGTGGCGTCAGAGTGTACTTAAGTCCAGTGTCATCAATGGTCAGTTCCAAATTAACGCCAGTGCGGCCTAACACTTGGTTTTGATCATGGTTAAATAGCGCCACTACATTGCTCATATCAGCATTGTCGAGCGCATGGCGGTCGATGTGCTCACGAAAACTAAATTCACCGCTGCCCATGATTTCAGATTTCCGGTCAAATTTAAGCGCATAACCTTCGATGACAGTTGGATGTTTATCATCCCCATCACGAATTTGCATGGGTGTCGCTGTCATTCGCAGTTCCTTTGTCATTAGCATCACCTCCCTTCAATTGCGATGTGTGTTCAGCCTGATAAGCTTCCTTTTGATCAAGAAATACTGTGTTAAGTGTCGACTGAATACGATCCATGTTCGGATCTTTTAACGGTTTCTTTCCAAGCTCCGCACGTCCCTCGTTTCCAGTCCATAGTCCCCCATTAACTGCTGTATTGACGTCAGCAATCGGCAATCCGTTTACTGATTTTGTGTCAAATCCTATGCAATATTGGTGCCGTTGCGCGTCATCAAGCAGCTTTAGTTCAAACTCACTTGTAATCGGTTCAAAGTAAAATGGAAGATCATTGCGAATATAGTCATCAGCAAGCTGTTTAACTGACTGATTGGGACTGTTTTGGGCTAATCGATACGCTGGCACCCGCAAAGCCTTCGCAATCTGCGCTGTTGAATAGTTATTGCTGTTAATCAGATTAAGAACGTTGGTATCAACTTCCAACGGCTGATAATCCATCGTTGCGTCAACCACAATTGGTGAACCTGCATCAGCACCTGCCTGTGCCCTTTCAAAATCTTCACGAATCTTCTGGCGTGCTTCGGCGGATAGGCGACTCTCCTTTGCTTTGATAATTGAGCCTTTCAAACCACTCTTGAAGAACTTCTGTAACGTTGAAACACCTGACTCCTGCAGTCCAATTTCATCACCAAGTGACAACAGCGGTGATCGCCCCATGATTGTGTCGTATGAGAAAAACTTCCAGTGAATGACGTCCTCAAATCCGCATATTTTTTGCATACTAGAGTTGTAAGGCGTGAAACGGTAGATGATGTTATCGGGGTCGCTTGTGTCCACCTGCGTCTGTGATGGGGCATAGAACTCAAACATAGCTGGTTCGTTAGTTATCGGATCGCGCACAATACGCGAATAAGCATTTCCAGTCAAAATTGCGTTGACCATCATGGAAAATTTCCACTGATAAGCCGACAGCCGCTTATTCACTTTGGTGTTCATCAAGTAGTCGATGTTCGACAAGTCAATAACTTCATCAGTTTCACGATCAGTGATCACCAACGGAAATCGGCTAACATCACCTGCGACAATTGAGACAGCTGTCAGCACATCGGAGTTGCGTAATGCAGAAATACCAAGGTATCCACCTCGAAATGATGGGATTACCCCAGAATCAAGCAAATGATCTGCCCAGTGAGGGTCCACTTCGGTTGCCAATCCTCGAAATAGCTTCATTCATCTCACCTCCCTTCGTTATCAGGAAGCAACAGAATAAAGGCGAGAACAAACAACAAGCCGCCGCAAACCATGAATCCAGTAGGCCTATTGATCAAAAAAGCCCCATATCCAGCTAAAATGAAACCTAAAACAGTGGCAATTCCAGCCATATTTGCGCCAAGAATTCTAAAAAAGTTAGCTAGTTTTCCATTCACGTTCTCACCTCCTAGAAGCCAAAATCATCGCTGAAGACACGCTCATCGTCCAAGTAGTTGTCCAAGTCTTCCTTGAACGCGATGGCATAAGCATCAAGCGTGGCATCAATCATGTCTATTTTGTTAGCATACTTATTCTTATTAATACGGACGCCGTTGTTGTCAGACATTAGAACCGCGTTCATTGCGGCGGCCTGCATAATGCGATTATCTGAATGCTTTATGCGACCGCCTATAACATCATCGCGGAACTGCTTAGTTGGCATTGACAGTGTCAGCGTTCCTTGTCGCACCTGTACCATCGGCCACTCAGGATGATTCTTCTCAATTGCCGTTAGCATTGGTCCAAATTGATAAGGGTCGTACATGATACCTTGAACATCTAAGTCATTACGTTCAATGAAGTCTTCGAGCCATTCATATACCCGATCGTTGTCGATGATACCTGACTCTAAGCTGCTGATCTCTCCTTCGCCGTGTTGTTCAGCAGCCAAGTAGTCAATCCGATCCGTCTTGATTTTGTTATCAATTCCGCCTTTAGAAGCGACAAATGCATAACCATCGAGCCACCACCAGCCTTCTTGCGGGATTAACCAAGTAATGGCAAAAAGGTCGCTTGTACGACCAACATCAATACCAATCCAAGCTCTTTTGCCGCGAATATCAGGCTTTTCACTCAATTCAGCATCCTTCCAAGCATCGAAGTCTAAATAACTATCTTCAGTCGCTTGCCGCCAAATGTTGAAATTCTTGACCAGTTTTGCATTTAAACTGCCATCACCACGTGCTTGAGATAGCTTTGTGGTCAAATAGTCGGTGATCTGATCATGCACAATATCAACGTCAAGTAGCGGATTCGATTTAATCCAAGAATTGGGGTCATCAACCTCTTGTACGTTGTCTTGTTCAGCAATGAATGCAAAATAGCGTTCTGCCGTTTCTTCACCCGACAACACCTTTTTGGCATATGGATAATTTTGTTGAAACATCGGCACGTTCATGTCGAATCCAGCCGTTGAAATGATGAACGTCAGATAACTAGGCAGTAATACCTGCCCTGAGGCAAGGGTTTCAATCATATCTGTTGTTTTAGCGTTGGCATATTCGTCAACCACCGCAACATGGGGTTCATAGCCATCGACAAGTCCTGTATCACGAGAGAACGAACGAATTGTTGATCCGTCGTCTAAATTGACAAGTTCATCTCGCGTAATCTTAACCATTCGTTTGATACCAGGGTCTTTCCGCATGAGCGCACGTAGTCGGTCTTTAACCATTCCGAATACAATGCCGGCCTGCTTGCGATCATTAGCAGCGGTATATAATTGCCGTTTGTTGGCTGGATTCTTTCCGAACAGAAATTCATACAGAATGACTCCAGAAATCAAAAGCGACTTACCGTTTTTTCGTGCCATCGAAATGAACACATCGGTAAATCGCCTTATATTTGAATCATCTTTATCAACCCAGCCATATATACTGCCAATAATGAATTTTTGAAACGGTGCTAATGGTTGTGGTTTCCCACTTTTTGGTTCTGGCAGAATTTCCATAAATTTAACAGCTTTTCCCGCTAGATTTGGATCATATCGCCATCGCCAATCTGTTCGTTTCAAGTCTTCTTGATGCCGTTTCACCGCAAGATTAACTGCCTTAGAGGTAATAAGACGACCGTCCATCACACGTTTTATGAAATTAGGCATTGGATCCTTAAATTTTGACAATCAGCATCACCTCCATCGCGTCTAGCCAAAAGTATCAATGATTGAATCGTTCTTCTGTGCTTCGGTCTTAGGCATGCTCATCTGCATCCGGCTGTTGACATTAAGGCCAAGATCACTGGCTAGACTTTTAATATTTGCTGTGGCTTTATTCAAGGTGCTAATGTACGCATAATATTCATCTTGATCTCCATTCTTTAAAGCCAATTTCATGTTGACCGATGTGTTTTTGTAAACCGAATACCATGTACAATAGTTTTCCAACTCGGCGCGATCGAGATTTCTAAGTGGTAAGGTCCCCAAAGATTCGATGATTCGCTTGTATTCTTGTTTTGCGACTGGGTCAAGATGATTAGGCGGTGTTACCTGAAGTTTTGGAATGCCATCTTTGGCCATCAATTCCGCATGTAGCTTGGCTTCTTGCCGTTCCTTGGTCAAATCGCCTTTAGACATTGCCAACACTTTATATTTTCCAGCCATTCCCCACTTCACCTCCTAATATCTATATAAAATGGGCTGCGTTTACCCCTGCCGCCTTAAAAATCGTTACAATTTGGGATGCAAAAAAGAGGCCGACCGTTCTTCTGTTCCAAGAAATGTAACCCCCGATAAAAATGGAAGGGGGGTCTAGCCGTTTCCAGCCCGTGTAGTCGCCCGATAAATTGTCGAAAATTTGTTTTTTAATTTTTTATTTTCTTGAATTTTGCAAATTTGTTTTCTGATTTCATTTCGTCAAGTTTGTTCATCACTTTGATGAGTTGACTCACATCTCGACCTTGCTTAGACAGTCTCTGCATGCATGTGTCTCGATCAGTGTCAATGAATATGTGTTCGACATCTCGACTAGCAAGCAACGAGTCTAGCTTCTCATCTGGATATGTCATGACTAACCACACATGGTCGAAGGTCTGCTCTGCTTTAAGCTTACGCAGTATCAGTTCATAGATTAGCTGCACATAATCATTGGCGTCTATATTGCCCTGATGTAATGGCAGACCTGTTAACGCCGTCATGATATGGTCGTAATCATAGACGAGGTCATGCTGTCCTTGATGTCGCTTGACGTACGTTGACTTGCCACTTGCTGGATAGCCAACGATTACTGTAATCTTCATGGCTCGATGCTGTCCCTTCTTACGCTTGGTTGTCTCACGTCTCGTCTTCCAATAGTGGCAGTCCCTGCATAAAGCCTGCAGATTATCCGCGTTCGTGCGGTCTTCCCAGTCATCTTCGCTTGGAACAATATGATCAACTAATGAGGCTTGCAGGCCACAGCGTTGGCATAAACTGTTGTCTCTAATCAATATCTGCTCACGCAGCTGCTTCCATTCATTACTGTGATAGAACCTAAGGTAGTCCGACTGCTGCTCATTCCGCACACGGTTGTACTGCCTATCCGCCTCCGATCTAACGCGAGCATTGGCATCAACCAATTGGGGTATGCCATTTATAAAGGCGAGCTTCTTACTTGGCATTGGCATCTCCCGTATACGATGTGTTAGTCATGTCTACCCTTCTCATGTAATCCGATGACGATTGCCATGCGATCAATCCGAACAGTTTTGCCAGCACGAATATTAGTGTGAGCAGTAATAGGAAATTGCACATGCTAAATCATCTCCGTGTATTGTTTGATCTTGTCAACCCGCAAGTCGCACCAGCGGTCATGTACGCCATTAGCTTTGTAGATTGTTACGACTGGCATTGATTGATATCCTTGCTTGCGAAACCTTGCCAAGTCTCGTTCGTCTGCCGTGATTGTTTCAACCGGCATTGCCTTTGACAACTTGTTAACTGTAAGCCGGCACTTAGGACAACGCGGCTTTGTATAAATGATTGCGTGCATTCGTTTTTCTTCCTTTGAGATCTTTTCAATTACAAATCGTTCTAAGTTGCTGACATAACCGTAACTCGTCCGGCGCATCTGATTAGATGTCATACGTCACCCTGAGCCGACTGTCGTCATACTCAAATACCTTCCAACTCTTGCGGCTCATGGTGTATCCATTCTTCTTTTCGTAATTGTCTGACGGCTTAGGCGTTCCCATTTGCCTGAGAATTACACCGCTGTCGTCATCAACAACTTCATGATGAAAATGTCCATAATGGACCTCGCGCCACGTTGATGTTGCCCAGATGTCTGAATGCTCTGTTGCAAAGAGCATTGGCAGCTTTCGCAATGCGGTGTCGCCGTGCGCCATCATGATGCCAACGTGATCTAGCCTAATGCTTGGCGATAGTTAATAGTATTATGAACACTCACTTGCGGGTATCGATCAGCTAAGCCATCAACGAATGCCCACTGCATATCAAAGTCATGATTACCGCCAATTGCCCTGATTGATACATGCGTTGAGTTCTGCAAGGCTTCCTCGACAATCGTGCCGACAAACTGCTTTGCATCACTCCAAGCCTTCACTGTATCCGCGTGATCTAACTGTGTGCCTTTGACTGTTTGCGTGGTTGCCATGAAGTCTGAATGTAACAAGTCGCCGCCTAATTCAATGACGATGTGCTTATATCCTAACTCCATGACTTCTATCAACTCGGCCAGTCTCGTTTTCAGCATGCTTAGTGTAGTAATGCCGAAATGCAAATCAAAAAGCGGAATCACCAGATTATGGCGTCCCGCTTTAAGTTTGTTTATTTTGATTGGTTGCACTTCGCTATTTAGTAACTCTGATAACTCTGTTGGTTTAAGGCCGTTGCGTGGTGTTAACCGTATTTTACTTTGATACAGCGTTGCCTCTGGCGTTTGCTTCCAAAAATTGGAAGTTGCATTTGATATACGCCAATGTTCAGGATCGTAGCCGTGTGCACGCATCACATCCTCTGGAGCCAGCTTCTGTCCGCGTACAACTTCTAGCACCGTCTCACTGGATTGAGTGCCGTCAGCGTCATACTCGTTACGCATTGGCGGTTGGAACTCAATCCCTGATCGCCGCGATTTCGCCTTCAAAGCATTGTAGCTGATTCCAAGTTTATCTGCTGCCTCTCGCCGCGTGTAGCCTTCGGAGGCGAGCCTTTTAATGTCACTGATTAATTTGTCTGTCCATTGCATCTACTCGCCTCCTGAAATATAATGACCGTGAGCAGTTTGATGACGCTGCTCACATTCTCATGAAGAACTTCCCGAGTTCTTAAGCCCTCGGATTCGGCCCCGAGAGCTTTTTTGTTGCTTAAAAAATTTCGATGAGTTAGAATTAAATTGTTCCCAACAGATACTCATTTTCACTCCTCTGTAATACCCTATCTTTAGGCTCTCGGCCCCCAACCGAGGGCTATTTTTGTATCTTCTATAAGGAATGTGCTAATATATATGCGTGAGTAGTGTCTTTTCTCCTCCAAGTCAACCGCTGCTGCTCACACAAGTATTTCGTTTTTTCATTCTTTTGGCTCTTGGACTGGTCTCTGAGGGCTTTTTTATTCCGATTTATTGCTACATGTGTTATACTCTTTTTCGGTACCGTTGTTTCACCTCAGTAAACACCGGTAGCTAGGCCCTCAGTTAATCGCTCAGAGGGCCTTTTTGTTGCACAAAAATAGCACCTCACCGTTTGGCGGAGTGCTTGGGTAAATAAAAAGACGCCACAGCGTCTAACAATCAGTTTAGCAAGTTACGTAGTAGTCTTTCTATAACTCTTCTCTGGTTTAAAAAGCATAATAGAAACAACTAAATCAACTAAATACCAACCCCCCCAAACTGATAAAAAGAACAAAAGTGAAAGACCTCCAAAAAATATGGCTTTAAGTAGCAGATTCTTAGTGATTGGTAGAATGTCTATAGCCAAGGCCAAGATAATAAACAATAGGTTCAGTGCAAAGTTATTTCTAAGTCGTGTCATCAACCTAGAGAAAATCACTTGATCATTTACAGAACTATTATTACCATATTCGGAAAGCTTAGTAAAAAATGAATCGGCTCGAACAGATATCAATAATCCAATAAAAACTCCCAATATTCCTAGAATGATGGAAGCCACAGCAATGGCATCGCTAACAGAAAATCTAACGCTCCTTAGATTCCCTTTAAAATACAAATATCCCAACACTACAGAAATAAAAAGCGCTAACAGTACCCTGTACTTATCGATGCAATCCTTTATCCATGAGCTGCTCTTGATATATTTTTTCATTACCAGAAACACCTCTCAAGAAAACTTATACGCGAGGAGTCAATGTCCTTGCTCGTTGCTGAAAGTGTTGATCATCACTGAAGTAATTCTGTTCCAAGAATTGTTGATAGATGAACTCCGCACCAAGCGTACTTCTTTGTTCATCATCAATTCGACAGTAAGATTTTAGCTTGGGTAAAAGCACATCTATGTTTTCAACGGGATCATCAACTGAATCTTTCGCTCCAACGCTCATCTGAGCTACTGGATTCTTCTTATTATCCTTCATTGTTGCATATAACGCCTGAATATCCGATATTAAAGCTCGTGTTTCCTCATCAGATAACGACTGATCTTTCGGCGCACGTGCTAATGATATTTTAACATTGAACGAAAGACCATGAATTGACTTTGCAAGATCTAAAACCTTATTTAAAAAAGGAGCACGTTCGCCGTCAATTTCAGATAAGCCTTCAACATCAGATGATTTAACATCCACACTTCTAAAAATCTTGTCGTTTCCGATAGCTCTTAGTGCCTCATCATCAGGAATAAATGCCAAGTCAACAAAACCTGGATTATTTTCATCGACTTGAGCATTTGTGTCTTCCTTCCAGCGTAGCCGCATCGAAGAAAGTGCAAGTTGAATCTTTTTTTGCGTTAATCCAAAGAAGTTGTTTTGAACAATAATCAGCTTGTTCACTGGATCAAAGACAATGAGATTAAATTCGCCCAAAAATTGGTTTTCTTCAAGTTGCAAATTTTGACTTTCACCATCTTTCGTTGCCATTGCAGGAAGATTGCTCGAACGTAATTTTTTCAAGCGAAAGTAATAAAGATTATGCTGCTCATCAAACTTTGAATCTGCTTCACGCCATTCCAAATCTGCAAATTCTTCATTCGGAAGCGGAACAGATAAAGCTGGTCGTTTAGCTTTATTCCCCTTTTTTCCTAAAATCCACTCACAAAAATGAGTCATGTCCCATACTTCAGGAACTCCATCATGATTCGCGTCTTTTTTAAACTTCAGACGTGGTTGGTAGTAGCTGAACCCTACAGTGATTGTTGACAATTTTACAACCTCCAAACAATATGTGTTGACCACATTATAGCAAAAAGCTGATGGTAGGGTTGCCATCAGCTACACATATTATTTGGATGTACCAGTATTATATACAAACGTTAGTTCGCAAGTCAACTAGTACAACGCAACCGCCGGGATTCGAACCCGATAAACTTGCCCGTGCACTTGGGTAGTTGTCCTATGGAGCCGTTAGGCCTTCAGTTGCTCCTGTTTCTGCTATCCGAGGCGATGGTTTCTGAGCCCTCGGTTTCGGTGGTTCCCACATTACCTTGAAGTGCAAGGCATGTGACCACGCTTTATACTCGCCCACTAGTCCGCGCTAGCAAGCACGCTGGGCTTTACCGGTAATATCGCTGGTCGGGATTTGCACCCGACATGGGCCATTGCCAGCCCCTCTAACTATGCGCATTTACTGGTTGGCGTCTACCTATTCCGCCACAGCGACACGACACGAATCCTAGATACCGCGCTAGGCCGCTAAAGACAGATCTGTCATCCGGTGTAAGCGTGCCTTCTTACACTAGCCATCTTTCGCTCGCTCGCCCATTGTCAGCTAGGGTCATCGCAAGCTGTGTCCGGTCGCTAAACTGGACAATGTGGCATGCGGGAATCGAACCCGCCTGACTATCTCAGCCAGTCCATTTGCCACGCCTTGCCACAGTTTTATCATCACCATGGCTCGGAGGAAAAATGCGGTGTCTCAGGTTTCTCACCTTTGGCACAATACCATCATAAGGCGGAAATCCCGGCAAATAGTCCGCAAAGTGTCCACTCTGCTTTTTTACCAAGGAAACTAATGGACACAACTCAGCAAATGCGTACAGCGCCCGATTTCTCGCGATATAAAATGCTGATCGTTCCATTTTTAATTTAGCCACAATGGCGTCATTAGTTAGACGCTTGCTCGGTGAGATAATATATGTTTCCCACAAGATGGTGCGATAGTCTTCATCTTCAATGGCATCGATTGCATTTTCGCAAACATTCAAGTAGTACAGCTCGTCAGCGTGCGATACGAGCTTGTCCTCGGCTTTGTTGCCATAGCTAGGTGACTTGGGCATGCCGTCCATCACGGGGCTTCTGAGCGCTATTTTGGTGCGTTGAGCGAGCCGCTTGTGATGCCAGTAGTTCTCCAAGACCTCTTTGGCGTTTTCAATCGTTTTGTCATGATCAATTGGGCTAAAATATCTCGTTGCTCGCACCACTGCGTCCACTCCTTATGGTATAATTAAATTTGTAAAAGTTTGGGGAAACGGCGTGCCGTAATGGTGCGCTTTTGTTTTTTGTGATATACTTGCTGTTCAAATAATTCGATTTGATAGACTGAGTCGTCCTGTTAATCCGGGGCGACTTTTGCTATACTACCTTTGGAGATGCTTTCTTATGCGTGTTAACCTTATAAGTTGGGGAACAATCTGATTCAAGCATCTCCCGCGCGTTGCTTATGTGACGCGCTTTTTGGTATACTGTATACGGAGGCCAAATCCTAATCTTTTATTTAATTCACTCTCAATCGTACGTCTGGCCTCCGGCGCGTCCTTCACCAGACGCGCTTTTTGTTTACAATCATTTTCCTCTTTTCCAGTTAGCCCACATCCATATTGCAACACCCGCGATGAGCAATATAACGGCAATCATCTGTTTCATTTCTGCTTCTCTCTGATTGCATCCGAAATGTCCCAAAGTGCAAACAAGACTGCTATCAGTGTCAAACCAGTAAATGTTTTGTAAACTCCAAAATTCATATATTTTGCAGGTAAAAATGAAGACGCCAGAGCTAATGTGAAGCCAAGCCATGACATGAAACGATAAGGACTTATTTTCATTTCTCCGCCTCCAATTTCACGATTTCGCCGGTTTCCTCTACTTTCCAAGCGCCTAGCACCCACGCGATGGCGAAATCATTTTGATTGTTCAGTATCCACAGCCAAACCCCGCGCCCTTGCTCAGTCTTGCTGTGCTTAGCCGCATATCGCGCTCGGCAAAAAATGGATAGCAGTGAGCCTTTGTCCTTCCAAAACTCCATACAGTCAGCAACTGGTTTTGGAAGCACCGGCAGTACGCAGATCGGTGCGGCATCATATCGTGTTCGCCATTGCTCTGACCCGTGTGCCATATCCGACATTAATGCGTCAAATACATCTTGCTTCGTTTCTTTTGTCAAAATTTCGTCCTCCCACACTTGTTGCATTCTTGGTAGTAAAACTCTGGAAAAACATGGGCCAAGTGCCAGTGGTAATCGTGATGACACCACAGTTGTCGCCACCAGCGTGTGATGGCCAATCTTATATCACCGATCAATAGATCACCCCTCTCCGCCACGCGCGCCATGCGACTAGGCAGATGGCTGCGGATAACTCAATAACCATCATGCACACCACCGTGGAAAATCAATGTCCTGGGTTTTCAGCGCTTCTTTTGCAATCCGAGAGAGAATTGGATCGCCACTGGCCACCACTTGCTTTAAAACATCGATATGCAGTTTGTCTTCAAGTTCGTGCTGGTCTTCTGGATCGCCGGCTATCGAAGCAATATCTTGCACGCGATTTTGTACTTCTTCAATTGTCATTCGACTTCCTCTTTCCTCAAACGTTTGTCCCTGTGCATCCAGATAACCACCTCTGCTGGCTCAAACTCGACCGCGCCTAATCGTGTGGGTAACTCGACAAAACCTGTTAGATGCTCTCCTGTGGACGCTACGACGTGGTGCAGATACTCCCGACCAATAGGCGATCGTGGTTCGTTGCGGTATAGGCGGTAACGGGTCACGATAGACTGGCCTTCAATTCGTCATAGTCGGGATCATCGTCCATGATGTCTTTTGAGATTGCCGCTGTAGCATTTTGTCGCGGTTCAAACTCACCACCTATCGCTTTCACGATGCGGTCACGATCTGCTGGAGTGATACTAATTACGTCGCCGCAACGCATCACAAGATATGGATCGTCCCCACTCTTAATTGAGTCCACCGCATCCGGATTGATGTAGTCACCGCTGTCTAGCTTTACTAATGTCAATATTTCCACTTCACTTTCTTTTTACCGCACCACATGCATTCATACGTGGTGACGATGTAGATGCTTTCTCGATGGCTATCAATCACAGAGTAACGGTGGAAGCAAATATGCTCACAAATCCATATGATTATGCCGGTAATCCACGCACCTGCGACCACAGCCCAGAATGTCATTTCGCCGCCTCCACAAATTGCTTCTTGAACCGAATTTTATACACGTGCATGATGGTCGGCTCATCAATTCCAGCCATGCGCATGGCCTTTATCCACGCCTGGCGGTTTTTTGTGTCATACATAGACATTGATTGGCTCTGAATCCACTGACCAATTAGGCTAGTCTTCATCTCGCACCTCCACATCCTTTGTAAACACCAGCCGGATAACACCAGCCCGTTTGCATAGCTCACCAATCGTGAACTCGTCAACGTTCAGCCCAGCCAATGTTGTGTGGCCGTCATTACATTCGGCCCATACTCGATTATCATTCACCGTCATCAGTCCTCCTGCTCAAATTCGATCGCTGGCATGTTCAGGTGCTCAATCAAGCCAAGGCGTTCCAACCGCTCATAGTTGAGACGCTCGCAGTATAAATCCGCTTCGTACTGAGAACTGAATTCCTTGATTTTGGTTTCACCATTGCGACCCACAATCTTGAATTTCATTTTTTTATCGGTCCTATCCAGTTGGCTCATTTCTTCATAATGTTTACTCATTTTTCTTCCTCCACTTTCTTGATAATCAGTGGTTCCGGAATATCGACTTTAATGTCATCGCCACGAGTGTTGTGCGATTCCGTGTGCTTGGCCATGTTATCGTTTATCCAGCGGATACACTGAGATTGATACTTGGCTCGGTAATACTCGGTTCCTGTGTTTAATCCTGCTACTACGTACATTTGTTAGCCTCTCATTTCGCGCTGACTGACTTCACAGCCTGATCGGAATAGTCCTTGATGCTCTGTGCGTCTTTGATTGCCTGTGATAAGTCATTGTTTGCCTGTTTGGAGGCTTCTAACTGTGATGTAAGATCATTGATGGTCTGCTGCTTAGCATCGACCTCAGGCTGCTGCTGGCATGGTTCAGGCTGATATACAGAAACATCTAGGCCTCTGACAGGAACTAACCACTTCATTTCAACCTCTACAGGGTCATTCGCCTCAGCTTTGAAGAGGATCTTTTCAACCTGTCCAACCTCAATGCCATTCACAAAAACTTTGCCGTTTTGAATTCGTATGCTATTCATCATGATTTTTTCTCCTCAATCAATTTCTTCTGCTTCAATCTCAACACGTGGTTGATCGCTGTACCATTTGCCAACATGGATTTCGACTATTTGGTTGTCGTCTTCCCATAAAATACCGGTAAGCGCATCTGATACAGACTTGTAGTAGTTGTCTACATCCGGCTTAACTGTTGGCCTAACTTTGCCTTCTTTTTTCTGCCTTATTAAGGCTTTGCTGCCAGACTTTTGGAGCGGACGGTATATTTCCATTGCTACCCTTATTGGGCCGCTTAGAGGCTCAATATTTAGTTCTAAAGCCACGTTCTTAACGTGCTGCTTGTAGTTTCTTGATTTATTCGGGTCGTAAGCATGACCCATTCGCGTGAACCTCGGCCGGCCTTGTGGCACTGGGTTGCCAGGTATCGTTAGCCTTATCACGCTGGCTTCACGTCCTTGTGCTCAATCATGCTTTTGCCTCCTCAAAATTTTTGTTCTGGTAAACTCACGTTTAGCTTTTGCAAGTATCCTCGCCAAATGTCGTATGTGTTTTGACAATAAGCTCGCGTTACTGGATCAGTTTCTTTTGTCGGTAAATATGCACTAGTTTCCCCATAATATTCTGACTCAGCCGTCTCTAACGCATTGACTAATGTCACGTATGCCCATTGGCACCAAAACTTCTTCATACCAGTATCGGCTTGTTGCGCCTTTTTTAGATATTCCGCGGCTTCATCAAGCTGCAGAATAACGAACAGCGAGTATTGATAATGTCCCTCCTGCATGTACTCATTGAACTCTTTAAGTGTCATAGTTGGATAAGCCATTTCAATACGCCACCTTGAACTGCAACTTTGGTGCGAAAAAACGAAAATCAATGCTGCCAAGTGCTCCTTCACGATTTTTTGCAATTGTTAAAGTCACAGTACGGATATCTGATTTTTCGTTCTGCCGATCACTGTTCCAAAGGAATCCAACCGCATTGCTATCTTGTTCAATTGATCCCGACTCTCGTAAATCTGATAGTACCGGTTGCTTGTCCTGACGATTCTCAATACCTCGTGATAATTGACTAAGCAAAACAATCGGGATACCAAGCTCGTTGGTCAGCACTTTGAATTGACGGGTGATCTCTTCGATTTGCAGACGGCGATCGGATTGGCTACGAACACCAATCAGCCCAAGATAATCAACAATCGCAAGGTATCCTTTATCTGCATCAGCGGCTCGCTGCCGCATTGTTTTGACGATCTGCGGTAATTCCACCTGCTTGTCGTAAAGCTGCAAGTGATAGTCTTTAAGGACGTTTCCCGCCTTTTCAACCTCAACCTTCTCAGCATCGCTTAGACTTTTCTGTGGGTTGATGAATTTACCAGCACTGATGCCAGTCTTGCAGGCCAACAAGCGGTTGTAGTTTTCTGCATTTGACATTTCAAGCGAAAACATATCAACTGTCAATTCCGGTTGCTGTTTCAAAGCCTCAATGATGAGATTGACCGCGAATGCTGATTTACCGACACCAGGGCGCGCACCAATCGTCAACAAACGTCCCGGCATCAAGCCACCACCAAGAATATTGTTAAGAGTGAAGTACGTTTTAATCCCATTGTCAGTAGCACCGTGGATCATTTTGTCCTCCATGTCCGCTGCCAAATCTGCAATGCTACTTTCAGTTACCGTCTGGCTTGCTGCAGTCGCATTCTGTGAAGCCTCCATCATTGCTGTCAGGTTGTCCTCACTTGGTTCTTCCGAGTACGCTTGTGCTGCTTTAATGAGCTGACTACGGAAATAGTCCCGCTTTAGCTTGCCAACCCACCAGTCAAAACGTGAGGTGCCAAAATCACTGGTCATAATGTATTGCCAATCTGCTGCTGACATCACGCCTGGATGAGCTGTTGCAAAACCATCCTGCAATTCCAGCGTATCTACGTCACCTGGCAACTTGTTCATGTAGGCAACTACTGCAGCGTATTGCTGGCTGTTAAACCATTTAGGATCAATCCATTCAGACTTGATGAGTTCCGGCTTCGTATATAGTCCATACATGACATGTGGTTCAGGATTGCTAGGGTCATAAAGTTTTTTTGTCAAGCTTGTTGCCTCCGTTCATCGTATTCAGCAATGTAACGTTTAGCATCTTCTGGATCGATCGGAATACCCTGCGCTTTGATTTCCTCAAGCACGCGATCTAGGCTGTTGTAATCAAGGTACATAGCGATGGCTGTTTGTTGCGGGTCAAACTTCGGCTTTCGAGCTTCCTGCTCATCTCGTTCTTCCTTTACGACCTCAAGGTAATCGTTCCATGACTCTTGGTTGAAGAAAGTACTACCGTCTTTGACAAACCGCTTCTCTGTGCCTTTGCTATTGATTAGCTGTCGATAAGCCACAATGCCATCCTGAATTTGTCTGTTGGTAGCAGGGTTCTTCTTTCTACTAATTACCCGTTTGTAAGCAGCTAACGCCGGCTTCTTGCCGATCTTCTTTGGATACAGTTTCCATAGCTTTTCAAAGTCACTCTCTAACGTGCTGGATGCACGTGTGTTTATATTATTAATACTTGTAGTATTATCTGGGCAGTTTTCTTCACTAGGGTGGTGAAGATTTTTTCCCCAGGTAGGCAAGACTTCTAATCGAGGAGCTAAACTAATAAATCTCTGTTCGATCTCCTTGCTGCCGTTTTTGTACTTGACAACTCTGCTGATATATAAATTGTCCTCTAGACACTTTAGCCAACTTTTGATGGTGCGATTGCTAACCGAATAGAGTTTTGCAAAATAGTCGTTTGATGCCCAGCAATACCCGTTCTTATTACTGAGTGCCGTGATCTCGCTATACAAGATTTTGGCTCCTTGTGGTAGCTTTGTGTCATAGCGCACATCCGCTGGGATAATTGCGTAGTAGCCTGGTTTCTCATTCATGATCGTCACTGCCTTCTTAGAATGGAAGATCATCATCGCTGACATCGACTGGCTGGCTATTGTTATCAAAACCATTGTCTTCGCTTGCGGCCGCTGGGTTATTAGCCGATCGTTGTTGGCTGTCCTGAGACGCCTGCCGTGGCTCAAGCAAGGCGAAATTCTCGACAACGACCTCAGTTACATACACTTTATTGCCTTGTGCGTTGTCGTATGTGCGTGTCTGGACATGACCTTCGACACCAATGAGCGAACCCTTGTGCGTGAACTTAGCGAGGTTCTCAGCTGACTTGCGCCAGATAGCACAACTGATGAAGTCAGTCTCCCGGTTGCCATTAGCACTGCGGAATTGACGGTCAACAGCGATTGTGAATGAGCCGACTGCCGTTCCGCTTTGTGTGTAGCGAATGTCAACGTCTTTAGTTAATCTGCCTGTTAAAGCAACTGAATTAAGCATTTTTAGTCTCCTTTTTACTCGGTACGTGTTTTGTAATGTGGTTGAATTCGTTTAAGTTCGTCAGCTGTCAGCTTGATTGGCTTAATGTGATATTTTTGGATGAACGACATGAGGCCGATCGTGTGCTGCTCGACATGATGAATGCGGCAAAGGGACATGTAGTGATATTGGCTCTCGTCAATCTTGTTACGATTGCGTCCCATGCCAACTGTCTCGTAATGTGCCAAGTCAGCGGGCTTTCCGCAGATAACACATTTACGGAAACGGAGGCAGAACCATTGGCGCGCATAGTCATTTGGGATCATGTCCCATGTTCTTGTCTTGAACGGCACGTCATTGCGGAAGCAGAACTCTAAAATCGTATATATCATGTTGTTAGCAGTCGTCATCGAGCAATCACTCAGTGAATACGGCTCAATTGCGAATATTTCGCGCGTATACGATTTCATGAGGCATTCGATCATGTCCACCGTGTCACCGTTCCAGTCGGAGATGTCGCGCATCAATGCAAATATCTTTTTGCGCTGATCTGGGCTTATATGGCGCCCGTCCTCGACTTCTAACTCAACCGATGGTGATTTACCAGCGGCAAGCTTGGACAGCGTATACAGGCTAACATGGGCGTCTGCGGTGATAGTAATTTTGTTGCCCGACAGCTTGTCAAGCCTGCCGTTGATTTTCATTAGCGACACCTACCAGCTTCTTTACTTCTTTCTCAAGTAAGCTCTTGATTCCAGCGGCCGCATTTGGTGTCAGTGTTTCAATGCTTGTCGCCTTGCTTCCAAACTTCGCATTGGCTAACCCAATCCATATTTCTGCCAGTTCATTCACCGTCTTCGGCTTGGGATCACCGTTTTTGTTGACCTCCGGCATTTTGTTAAACTGTTGCATAATGAGTTCTTTAACTGCCTTGACTGTAGCGTGATCGAGGCCACCATTTTGCTTATTAGTCCGCTTAGGTTGAGCCTTTGGCGGATTAACTCCGGCCACAGTACCGTCATCATCAAGGTCTGATGTGATGCCGAATGCTGCCGATAGTGAGTATCGACGTGCATATGTCTCAGCAGATCCGAACGCTTGAGCATCGTTCTTAGCAACAGGAACGGACAGCGGCCCCAGCTCAATAAATTGGCCGCTAGAGTGGAAAATCAAAGTTGTCACGCTCACCTGGTTTCCTTCGCTAACCACATCTTGTGTGTATGCCAGTCCCGTATCAGGTAGTGCGCGGTCGATTGCATCAACAACACCCTCAAGCTGAACGTAACGAGACTTTAGAAACGGGTTGTCACCATCTTTTGCCGGTTGCTTGACAACTTGCCTGAATGCGTTGATTGCCTTCGCAATCTCGTTTATATTCTCTGATGTACGCATGATTTACCCTCCTACTTAATCAATAAATGCTCACCACGTGGCTTAAGCTCAGCACCGAGCACTTTTTCTCCGGATTCTAGTCGTTCTCGAATCTTGTCCATGTCTGGCTCGCGCTTGATTTTGAAAACATCAGCCTGCAAATTGTCTTGATCGATGGAAATTGGCTGTTTTCCGCCATTCTTAGCAACACTGATAGTAAATAGCGGTGTCTTTATTTTGCGTTGATTAGTTTCGTTCATTGCTTCAACCAACCGCTGTGAAATAGTACCGAGGTTAGATTGATAAGCTTTAATCCGTGCTTCGAAACGGTCACGTTCTTTTTTGTTAGTTTCAATATCGGCCTTGATTTGGCGAATAACCCGTGCATATCCTTCGGCTTTGTCATTAATTGCATCCACGATTGAATCCATGGTGTCGGCCAATACTTCGGGATCAGTTGTCCCGTCTTCAGCTAGTTCTAATAAACTCGCATATTTTCCTTGTAAGTCGTATAATGTTGACATAAGATCTTTCCTTTCATCAGTCGTTGGTGTGCATACCAGCGGCTTTTTTCATAGCTTGTTTGATAATGAATAGGATCGCATGTGCGCCATCTTCTTGACCCATCGCATACGTTTGATGAGGGTCTGTGTTGTTCGGCCCATAGTCAGTGGCAATCTTGTGATATTTGGCAATCTGACGGTTAGCTTCGGCTAAAATGTGCTCGTATACTTCATTAGTCATCACGTCATCCCCTTAGTTTCGCTAGTCGTGCACGTAACTTCTCGTTCTCGGCAAGCAACATCTTTGCAATTGGTGTGTGGTTGCCACGCATAATGTCTAACGTCAATCTGTTATGTTCGTTCAGTAAATCACCAATGGTACGTTCTGATTCATTCAATCCACTGCCTCCAATTTCCGCTGTGGCCTAAGCAGTGACCCACGATCACGCCGAAGGCACCACCAATTAGTAAATATTCAATCATTATTTGCCCTTCTCTCTAAGCGACCTTGAAATCTCTGGGAACCATTTGTCGATGAATGTTCTCCACGGGCCGGCGTGAAACATATATCCCTTTTGACCAGGTGGTGGGTAATGGACGATCCTGTCCTCTAACACTTTTCGAAAGCGAGGTACATCGAGAATATTGTTAACGACCCATGTGTTGTTATGTTCTTTGATTAGACTAGCGGCCGTTGTTAGGTCCCAATATTCCATTCCTTCAAGCTGACGTTTTAGTTCTTGGTTCTCCTTGATCAGCTTTGCTTGCTCTTCTGCATCAACTGCCAAATATTTTTTGCTTGAAATCTGCTTATTTTCGACAATTTGTAACAGTTCCATGGCATTTCCTCCTTTCTTTCGACCTCCCCTTGGCAGATAATTTGGTGGGAAGGAGATGATATATATGAATGATGAATACGAACGTCTTACAAACGATGCAAAGTATTTGCTGTTACAGCTATCGTCAAAATACTTGGAAAGTGTTACTGATGGAAAATCAAAGAGTGATGCAACAACAATGGGTTCTACACAGCAAGTCCGTGATGACGTTATGCCTCAGTGGTCCCTACCAGATGTTTCGTTTACGATGGCTGAGCTTCGAGACGCCGGTTTTATGAAACTATGGCCGGGCGACGGTTGTTATTACAATTCGTTCATCACCACACAGGCTATTGCGTGGCGTGAGCAAAAGTTTGGCAATGATGTCAAAAAGGTTCTTGATGCCATTACTGGTGTCAAAAAACTAATTCCGTTCTTTTAGCCGTATGGGATCCAGTCCTTAGCCGTGAGATCATCGCTGTATGGCATCCATTTTTGACTTGGATCTTGTCCTATTGATGTCATGAGGAACCCAGCATTTGTATTGGTCGGTATAAGAATCATCGGACGAGGAAACCACGCCTTACGAGTAATCCCTCTTTTTTGCGTCTCCGCTTTCTTAATCGCTTGGTTGATATACATTATTTCGTCTTCTCCTTATCATTTTGTTGGTAACGTCCCAGTGACGAAGGTTAACGGCGTTGCTGCAATCAAGAACCTTAATCAGGAGAGTTTGGATTCTAACGCCCAATGAGTGACAAAGCAGTTTTCAGAGCTGCTTCTTCTTGATCGAGCGACAATTCGCTCATGCTAGCGATTAAGCTCAGTGCTATTTGTGCAAGCATCTCTTGTTCATAAGGTGCTTGCTTTTTTGTGTTGCGTCCGTTCATTTAAACTGCCTCCTTAGGCTGTCTGCTTCATTTCTTAGTCTCTGCATCTACTTCATCCGGAAGGTCTTCGGTCGAGTCATACATCGCACTTAGGTAGTCGTTGATGATGGCTAACTGCTTTAGTTCAGCAATCGAGTCATCGATTAGCTCCATCTTGTCGGTGGATTTTAGTGAGTATGGGCCGCCATTCGGACCGATAGAGCTTCCAAGGTCCATCAGAATATCAGTCTGGTTAGGAAGAACAGAGTGACCAATTTCTGAGATGCGGTCTTCAACAACGCTGATCATGTCATCAAGCATTTGGAGCTTGACCTGCTTTGGCACTTTGATACTTGTCATGATTCAATACCTCCCTTAATACTCGTTGTCCCAGACGCGATACTTGATGGCGTGGTCCTTAACAACCGCCATGTAGATCTCAATGAGCCGCTTGTCATTGCCGATCACATCAACTTTGTTAGTCTTATTTCGCTTGGATAAAGATTGGCCTTCCCCAGCCATTCGGTTGCGTAAGTTGGTAAGGCGTGTACTCAAGCTGTATCCACCCCGGTGTTCAACATCCTTGTAGATATCGTTCCGTGTGGCTTGATAGTCATCTCCTCGCATATGTGCGATCTTAGTAATGATTTCCCGAGTTGCTCGCCGCCAGTCCATTGTGGAAATGCTTACGATGTCACTGATGGCATTTACTTTTGCATCGACTCGATTCAAGCGTCGCTCTTGTGCGGCTAGCGCTTGCGTAGCTGCAACAGCCGCCCGTGTCGCTGGACTTAGACCGGTCATATCGTGATGTGCCTGTTTATCAATTTCGATAAAATATTGACGCGCTTGCTTGCCTCGATCGGTTCGCTGAATCATTGCAACTTCCTTGGCCATATCGAGAGTCATGACATAGTCAGTACTAGGACGACCACCGCCAGGGTTTTTACTCAAAAAAGAGTAAAAGTCTTGACCCTCAGTAAAACCGTATTCAGCCATGCGTTGAAACCAGTCATTGAATCGCGTATCTACTTCCAAGAAATCATGTAGCTCGCGACCACTTACCGCGATCGTTCCATCATCGCGTGTGATGGTCTTAATTAGTTCGTTCATTTAAACAGTCTCCTTTCGTTCCGAAAAAGGAACGTCAACTTCAAAAAAATATGCCATTGGTACCCCAAAGCCCGTATGAAGCTTGCGTGCTTCTGACAAACGAAAATCAGGACCAGTTCCATTGAGCTTTTTGTTTACATAATTTGGAGTAGTACCAAGAAAACTAGCAACTTTATTTTGCGAAATTCCCCGCGCAACTAACCACCCTTTCAAATCTCTGTATCCAGGATTATTCATGGCTTAACCTCCCTTTATAGTTTCCGTTCCTATCAAGGAACAAATACATCTTATCCCAGTTCATGCTTTCAGTCAACAAAAAAAGTTCCATTTTAGGAACAATCATGTTACCATGTTCCTAAAGGAGGAATGTGCAATCATGACAGAAGCCCTATTTGGCAAGAGACTACACAATCTTAGGCTATTAAAAAAATTGTCTCAGCAGGAGCTTGCAGATAAGCTAAATGACTGGACAGCTAAACATGATCCAAACAATAAAGCTAAAATTAGCAAGAGCATGATATCTCGCTGGGAAAACGGCAAAGCTGATCCACAAATGTTCTATGTAAGATTGATAACCAATTTTTTTGGAGTCGATCCCAATGCTTTTATACACGAATCATGGTCTGAAAATGACCAAATTATTGACAATTCAGTCAATAGGAACATCATGACCAAAATAAATGACATTCTCCCTATATATAGAAAGCTCAACCCTGAACGTCAGCAGAAAGTCTACACGTACGCGGAAAAGCAGCTCAATGAGCAGCAGAAACCCGACAACGTTGTCAGCTTAGATGAGGCACATGCAGAACGTAATCTTGATGAGCCAGCGTTCAATGTTGAGGTTGATGGTATTGTGGCCGCTGGATATGGTGCCTTTAATGATGATCGCTATGAACCAATGGACATGGTTAAGATTCCAGACAGTGCCATCCCGTCTCACTACGATTACTGCTTTAAAGTTGTCGGTGACAGTATGTCTCCCTACTACGAGGATGGTGAATTTGTATTTGTTCAGAAAACACAAGATGTTACTAACGGTATGATCGCTGTAGTTGACATTGATGACATGACATTCATCAAAAAGCTGATATTAGAGCAAGACCGTCTGTGCCTTCGGTCATTGAATGATGACGTAGATGAAAAAACTGGCGAACGTATCTACCCAGATTTCTACGCTGACGACACAGACAATATTGATGTGATCGGTAAAGTTGTTGGGTCATATGCATTCAATTAATCTCACGTCCAAACCCTGATCGACGCAAAAAGCTGCTTTGGAGGAATTCACTATGAAAAAGTCTCTGTTAGTTGGTTTTTCACTGATGTCTGCTTTGCTGCTCGCATCATGTAGTAGTACCACGAGCCAGTCTTCATCAAAAGATGGCTCAAAAATTTCATCTCTTAAAAAAGATATCGCATCCCTAAAGTCGCAACTAAAAGAAGAAAAATCTAATAGTAACGAATCTGAAGGCTCTTCAAGCGCGGAACAAGAATCAAAAACATTTGGGCTTAACGAGGAAGCAATCGCGGCGCTGAATGGTAAAAAGTATTTTGGCTTGAAGCTAACTTCTGCGACAAAGACTTTCGATGATCATGGACAATCCCTAGTTAACAGCGATATGCAGTCTCTTTCAATCTCTAACGAGAAATCTGTGCAATTCACATTCAATTACATTAATTATGCTGACGATGATGGCTTTCTACCTAGCCTACAGTATTTCACAGTTTACGGTCCTGACAACGTAGCAGCCACGATTGTAAATCAGCAAGAGGGACAAGACAGCATTTCAATTGGGCGTTCATCTAATACTACTTTTTGGGCAAACTTTTCTCAGCCTATAAAAGTTGGAGACAAAGTACAAATTGAATTCAAAATGGATAATCAGGAAACCCCGTTTATTTTTTCTGCACAAGTCAATTAGTTCCTTCCCCCACGCAAGCGGTGTCCCCGTGCAAGCCGGAGAGTGGGGCTTGTATCGCATACCAAGTAAAGGATGTGAGTCATCATGCTAAAAAAGATAGTTGCCATCTTACTCATTGTTTTGTTGGCTGGCGCAACAACCGCTTGTGCTAGTGACCAAGACGATGATCAAAATGTCGAGCAGTTTAACTGATTGTTGGCTGGATACAAAAGCTTGGTATTTAAGATAGGAGACAGCAAAATGGATCGGCCAATAATTAATGCCATCTACTTCACGGAGAAAGACAAATCCAAACCGATGATGGTGCTCCCGTTAGATAGCACTAAACTTCACATCGATATTCACGTTCAAGTCATTAATTTCACTTTAGATAAGCATACATTAACTTTGTCCGTAAGCGATCAGAATGGAAACGTTATGCTCGAAGCTAGCCAGCAACCCATGGACGCCTCTTCATTGAAGGCAAGAGGAACATATGGCATTGTTGATGCAACTCTTTTCGTTGTATTTGACAAATTAGAGCTTAAGGGAGTGAATCGGCTAAGGTTTGATATATCCTTCGATAATGATGCTAAGGCTACTGCATATCTGTTTGTTTCACGAGGTGACAAGAATGATTGATGCCGGGATTAGCAAAGTTGTCTTTAGAACTGATACAGAGATAAAACGATCCTCTTCTATACGGGCATTCATCAAGGGATATAGGATTACTACGGCAACGGGTAAAAGCAAAACAGAGTATAATAAAACCAAGGAGGCGGATAACATGACAAATGAAAATACCGTGACTCAAGATCAATTAAAGTTTGCAGAGCAAGACGCTAATCACAAGCTTGATATTATCAACATAAAGATTGACGCACTAACAAAATCGGTTAATGCAATTTCAATCAAAGCTGACGGACTCGATGAACTAAAAACTACTACTGCTGTTTTATCTGAAAAAGAGTCGACAACACGGGCTTTGGCATGGGCCATTGTTGTTGCCATTGTTGGAGGCCTCATTAAGCTGATTCTTTTTTAGTCAAGGCAAGGTTCATTTCAGGCTCACAGCAACGTGGGCTTTTGTTTTCTCTAACTTATTTTTTCACAACTCATTCTCCTTATAGGAGGTATCATCTATGAAAACAATTACAGTAATCTCTTATAAGTTTGGCGAAAAAAGCTGGAAAAACTTCGAAGGAGAACCTATCAAAAAATATGAGCACTCAGTTCTCCTAGACATTTCAAACACCGAAGTCTTCAGTGATAAAGAAAAAGCAGAACTAAATTACAAGATCGTTGTCCCCTTTTCTAGAATTAGAGAGAAACGATTCATCAAAGATATTCCACTCAGTAACGTAAACGAGGCGCTTAACAAGAAAAAAGCAAGTAGGAGAAAGTAACGACAAAAAGCGCCTACCCAAGCGAATGGGTAGACGCCTAACAGAACGTGACTGCATGGTTAGGTGCAATAGCACCCGTCTGTATTGTAGCACAAGGAGGTGTAAATGTGGCCAGTATTAGTAAGCGTGGCAAAAAATGGCAATATCGTGTCTCTTACAAGGATAATGATGGAACACGCAAGTATGTCAACAAGGGTGGCTTCCCCTCAAAAAAGGCTGCTGATATAGCGGCAATCGAAGTCGAACGTCAGCATAATCGCGGTGCAAATTTGGATCTTAACAAGATAACGTTAATCGACTACTGGGACAAATGGATTGAGCTGTACAAATCTGGTAAGCATTCTCGTATCACCGAAGCCCGGTATAAAACAATTCGTAAACAGTTATTAGCCTACTGGGGCGAAAGCCGTGAACTAAAATCAATTTCAAAATCAGACTGGCAGGCATTTATCAATGAGTTTGGCAAAAAAAGGGCTAAAGATACAGTCAGCAAATTGAATGGCTATGTTCGCTCAATGGCTGATTCTGCCGTAGATGACCAAATAATATATACTAACTTCACTCATAACGTTGTCCTCACTGGTAATGAGGGCCAAGCAGGAATCATCAAATATTTGCAAGTAAAGGATTTGCGCAAGCTCGTCAATTACTGCCTAGAATTTGCAGACTACGAGCATATTGCTTACTACATCATCGCAACCGGGGCACTGACCGGAGCTAGGTATTCTGAAGTTCTTGGGCTCACGTGGGATCATGTTGATATTAAAAAACACGTTGTGCACATTACTAGAACGTGGGATCACAGATATGGCAGCGGCTTTGCGGCTACTAAGAACAAATCAAGTGTACGTGACATCGACATCACGAGAGAACTTGCAGACTTGCTTTTACGTCTCAAGAAGGAACAGCAAGAGGTCTACCTTGCTCAGGGATATCGTGATAGCAAACAACTATTATTTCGCAGCATACGGCATAACATGCTATCGAGCACGGCAATTAATAAGGATCTAAGGACGATCGAGAAGGCTCTAGACATTTCCCCCGCGATTACTTTCCATGGGCTTAGACACACTCACGTTTCCTATTTGATTGCCAATCACGTTGACATTAACTATATTTCAAAAAGACTTGGGCATGCCAATACAATGATCACTCAAAAAGTCTACGCTCATCTTCTTGAAGATCAAAGAAAAGAGCAGGTATCCCAGACGCTACAAGCACTTTCGAGACTTTAGCTTGTGCACATTTTGTGCACCGGAGGAAAAAAACAACCGAAAATAAAAGGAAACAAAAATCCCGAAATGCCTTTATACCAGCATTCCGGGAAGCTATAGAAAGCATCTAGAAGCATAAAAACGGAGAGTAAGGGATTCGAACCCTTGATACAGGCAAAACCCGTATACATGGTTTCCAACCATGCTCCTTCAGCCTCTCGGACAACTCTCCATAAAAAACTCCGGTTG